TACATAAAGATATGTCGACGTGGTCACTACGTGGTCCTCCCGAACACACGCCCGGTGAACCTGGTGCTGATCAGAACACGCTCAAAGGACCACGGCGCGAACGTGGAGCCACCCTTGATCTTGATAAACAGTGCGGAGCCGCTCGCTCGCTGGCGGTCGACCGAAGAGCGGAACTCATCCCACGTCCCGGATGTCACCGGGTCGGCGGCAGACGCCTCGTCGGCCGTGTCGCCACGCAACACCTCGTAGTCAACCGGTTCACTCCCATCACCAATGGTGCCACGCAGCCCCGTGATCATCATGGCCCGCTCGCGGTCGGGACTGCCAAACGGCCCAAGCATGGCGTAGGACTCTATGTCCGTTCCGTCATCAGTCGTCTGGGAATCACCAACGGTCTGGTAACGCAACGCACCGTCCCGGCAGCCCAGCACCACGTCCCGCTTGGCCGAACTCCGGTCATTGATGGCCAGCACCGCAGACGGGTCCAGCGAGGTGGACCCGTACACGTCAACAAACCAGCCCTGCGTTCTCAGGTCATAAAACAGGTGCTTCGTTGCGGTGTCTGCGTGAGGCGTGATGTGGACGTGGAACCCCTGGGCCTCTTCGTTCCAGGTCAGGTTGATATAGCTGTTGGCCACATCCACGTCGGACATGAATTCGTCAATCCGCGCCGCCGAGATGCGTCTCGGTGGGGACTGCAACTGAAGGTTGTAGATCCCGCCACGCGAGGAAACAAAGAAGATGTCACCGCTCGGGCCAAGGCACCAGCTCTTTCCCTCAGCCCCACCGATCACCTTGGTCACCGGACGAAGGCGGAACGTCTCGGTGTTGGGCGTACCGCTCATCTCCCAGATACTGCTCTGGCAGAAGAACAGCAGCAGGTCGCGGTTGTATGGGAACAGGGACGTGATCGTGTCGGGGATCAGCCCCAGCGGGCTGTACCTGCCAACCACTGCCCGGTCGGTGTCGTCCTCAATGTCGCCGTACCGAGTCGGTTGCAGGTCACGCTCGTGGGCCTGGACATCCTTCTTGAGGGTGTCGTAATCCTTGTAATAGTTTGAGGGGACCTTGTTTGTCCATGTGCTGGCCCCGTACCGGGTCGTGCCGACCAGGTAGCCCTGGGCGTTGCTTGCCCCGATGGTGTTGGCACGAGTGATCTGGGCGTCAACCTTGGTGTTGTAGTCAGTGATGTTCTTCAGGAGCTGAGTGTTGAATGCAGCCACCTCGGCGGCAACCTGCGTGTTGTACCTGCGAACCTCTTCGTTGGTTTCCTTGTTGAGATCTCTCTGACGGTGACGCCAGTCAAAGTCGGTCGGGTCCTGGTATCGCGATATGTAGTAGTTCTGTGGGTCATTGCTGATCCCGGCCAGCACGACACGGTCACCCCACACCACGCAGAGACTCTCCTTTTCTGGCGAGCCGGCAGAGGCGTTGGGGAACTTTCCACGGTTCTGACCGTCAGCCTCGAGACTCCGGTCGTCGTCAGCCTGGGAGACACTCACCCCGGCCGTCTGCGTGGCCACGGTTACCGTGGGGGCCAGTGAAGTGGTCGTGGTCGACAACAGTACCTCGTGACCGCTGCCGGTCGTGCTGTCGGTCACCGTCATCTGTGCCATGTCAGTCGCCGCGTACTGGCCCCGAAACTCGACATACACGTCGCCGCTGTCGAGCGGGTCGCCAGTGCATTGGATGTCGCCAGGGTTGACCACCGACATGCCCTCGGTGATGGCAAGGGCCACCGCCTCGGGGCGGGCGTCATACGCGATGGCGTCAGAGTTGTAGGTCACCCCGCCGATCACGATGTGCAGAACAAACGTGCCGCCGCTGGCGTTGTTCACGTCAACTTTCTGCACTTCATTGATCTTGAGCCCGCCGTTGTCCGACACCATCTGCGGAACATTCAGCTTGGCCAGGCCGCCCTGGAATTCACAGGTGTGGATGTAGTTCGGGGCAACACCCGTCCGAGCCACCGTGACGTTGCCGCTCCCAATAGTGGGGAGTGCTTGTAGTGCGGTCTGCACATCCGCAGCCGCCGCGTCAAACGCAAGAGGTGTCGTGGCCACACCCTTGAAGGCAAGCGTGAACGTGCCACCCGTCGGACTGCCGGCCAGGGTGACCGTCTGGACTTCATTCACCTGCGTGATTGACAGCCCATGCTCACTCGCCTCGGTCGTCCCGGTCTTGAAGACATCCCCATAAACCAGCGGACGCTCCACATCTGCGGCGGCGTAAGTCCCCAAAGCCCAGGTCTTGACCCGGTTGTCCTGGCTGTCGTAATAGACCCGGTTCCCGGCACCGTCTGCGAAATAGACGAGATCCGAAACCGGTGCCGCCTGGATCACCTTGGCCGTAGTCGAGAGCGGTGGAGACGACGGGGCACCACCGCCTGAGTCCAGGGCCTTGGCCATGCTGTACGGCTTTGACCCGCCGAAGGTGATCTTGTAGATGTAGCCACCTATCACGGCCAACGCACCCTCGCCACGGTTTGAGATCCCGGCCGGGTCGGATGAATCCAACTCCGTTCCGTAAAACTCCACCAGGCACTGCACCGGGTTGCTGTTGCCGGAATCCTTCGGGACATACGAACCCAGCCCCGGTCGAGAGCCACCCCTCGCCCGGTTCTCAGTGGCATCAAACGGACGCACGTTTTGCAGGTCCGCTGATGTCATCGGATCCTGGTCCTCGACACCGCGACTTTGATCCAGGCCCATGATTGGGAACCTGGATGTAAAGTCCGACACGCGACTACGGGCCATCGTGGAACCCCCCCGCGTGTTTTTAGGTCTGCGTACCAACCACCGTCCAGGTAGCCGAGGCGTCAGTCCCGGTGTTGATGTAGAGCTTCTCGGCGGAAGCGTCGGTGCGGATGTAGAGGCAGCCGCTGGAGTACCCACTCGCAGACGCCGTCGGGGCATCGTCGGAGCTGACAATCACGGCACCGCGTCCGGGTCGCGTGACAATGGTCTCGTCGGCACTGTGCAGGTTTACAGGCTTACTCATCTCAGATTCTCCCTAATACTGAACACCCTTGAATGTGACACGGCCATCACTACGGTGCGCCGGCCACTCGGATCCGTCACTGTTGTCGCCCATCAGGCCGAGGGTCTCGGCCGCAAGGCTTTGGTCGTATGCGATACTCGCCATGAGCCGTTCCATAAAACGAGCGGCGTGGACTCCTGGCTCGTCCTCCATACGGCTCTCGGCGACCGCCAGGCAGCTCTCGAGCAGCGTCTCGCCATGAGCGGCACCGCCGTAGGCGTACAGGTCGTCAACGGTCAGCTTGTCCGGCAACGCGGTGAACTTGTAAGTCAGAACATATTCCGCGTCGGGCGTCGGATAGAACTGAGCCGAAAACCTGGTTCCGGCCGAGGTGGTCTTGGCCTTCGGGGTGATGGCAACGTGTGATGGCTTGGCCTCTGTCAGGTCGGACCTCTGACGCATTCCACGCATCTGGTTTTCACCGACGCGGTCAATACTCTGCGTGGCAGAAATGCCTGGCGAGTAGGTCATGGTCCCGACCATTGTGCCGAAGCTGTCCGGCAGATCATAAGTCGGTCGGTTGAGGCTGTAGGTATTGGTGCCGGCCAGTGCCACGCTGGTGTCGTCGAGGGTGACCTGCGTGTCACTGTCGCGGGTTGCGATTGTGTATGTTGAGCCGCCAGCCTTCAGCTCTCCATCTGCGGCCCAGCTCGGGAACGTGCCGGTCGTCAGGGTGACAACACCAGACGCAATGGCCACCGTCCCGGTTGTGTAGGGGGCCGTCGTCGTCAGGGTCGTCGTGGGTCGCAAAAACGTCCACTGATGCGGGATGCCGCCCATGATCGGGGGCGGGAAATACAACTGCCTCGTTCCGCTTTTAATGATGCTTTCCACCAGCTCGGCGTCGGCCGGCGCAAAGTCACTCGGCACCCTGCCAAAACCGAGGTATCCACCGACCTCTCTGCGAAGGTCGTGGTAGTTTGAATTGAGAGTGGATTCGGCCATCAGATTACCCTCACCTGCTCGACTTCAAAAACCTCGGTGTGATAGTCCGTGTAGGTGTCCGACCCGTCGGAGTAAACAAACTTGAACACCGCGACGTGCGTCTCGCTCTCGCCGGGTGCGAGGGTTGTGTCAACAATCACGTTGTCGCCGGGCTGCATGTTCCAGGTGAGCAAACCGGAACTCGAGTGGAATGTCACATTCTGCAAGTTCTTGACGTTTTGGAATGTGTAGTTTCCGCTGCTCACACTGCCACGACCGTTGATCACCGCCCCGGTACGCTGGTTGTACAACACCATCTCCAGGGTCGTCAGGTTGGACAGCGTCACCGCACTCCCGGCCGGGTCCTTGAGGGTGGCGGTGTACTTCGCAGCACTACCCTCGTTGACCGACCGTCCGCTCTTCTTGAGGTTGGCCATTAGTTTTCAAGCCCCACTGCTGTCACACTGGTCCTGATGAGACCGACCGAAGACATTGAGGTATTAGCCATCACCGGACCTGTCACCGAGGTCCTGGAAAACTCAACCCCCGAGAATATCCCGCCGCTTCGGAACACCGGAACGTCCACGGCCGGGGCATTCACCGCCATGGCCAGGGACGTTGCCCCCGAAAGGCCAAGCGGTTCAGTGATAGTGATGACGATGCTCATGTGATAGTCAGAATGCCGCCAGCGGCCCACTCAATTGTGAACGTGCCGTTGGTGACCTGCTGGCCACCGTCGAAGTCAATGGAGCAAATCAGCGGGTCGGCCGGGGATGTCGGCGTGTCGTCATAGATCACGGCGTGATACGCCGTAAATGTGGCACTGGTCCACGACACATCAGCAGCGTCAAACTTGCCATGGGTTGACTCCTGCGTGACCGCCTTGCTCGCCAGTGCCGCACCGCCTGTCGTGTAACCACCGCCAGAGGAGAGTTCGTTTGCATCAGGCGTGGCCCAGCCAACGGCCGTCTGGTCAAAGCTGTGGCTGTTGTCGAGCAGGGCGACCTTGACCGTGTCTGCCACGAGGTCAATCTCTTTGTTCATGATCTCGGTTTTGAATTGGTTGTATACACCTGAAGCCATTTGTTAACCCTCCTGGTTGGCCCTGGAGCCAGTGGTGATCTCGGGCACCTGGATGGTGACATCCTTACGCCCGTCGTCATGAAACGTGTCCGTGATGGTCAAGGGCACCGAGATCTCAATAATCTCACCGTCCTTCTGAACCATCATTTTAGCATCCTCAACCCTTGTCTCCTCACGCTTACTCATAATGAAACCTGCTTTGTCCGGTTCACTGAGGGGGTGTCGCCCTGGACTGCGGAGGCCGCCGACAGGACCGTGGGCTGAACGGTGGAGCTGATTGAAACCGTCGGTGCCAACACTGCGGAGGCAGACACAAATACCGACGGCGTAATCAATGCACCCGTGAATACCGTCGGGGCCTGAACGGCCACGGTGATATTGAGGGTGGATGGAGTCTCGGTGTCGTCAGTCTGTGTTGCGGATGCCGGGAACGAAGCAGCGACAGAGAGCGTTGCCGGCAGGTTCGCCACCGCAGGGGCCGGAGCCTGAACAGCAGACGCCGACGACACCGTTGACGGGGAAACCGTTGACGAGATCACCAGCGACGGCGTCAAAACGGATGCCGCGACAGACAACCCGCCAGGTGCCTCAGTGTCATCCACGACAAGAGATGGCGTGAGGACTGAAGATGCTGCGGAGACAAGGCTGGGTGTGACCACATGGCTGATTACAACCGTCGGGGCCAGAACCGCAGACGCGGAGGATAACGCCGAGGGCGAGAGACTGGTCGAGATAGACAGTGACGGGGCCAGGACCGCAGACGCGGAAGTCACGAGACTGGGCGTGGCCGTGTCGTCTACTACAACCGTCGGTGCCAGAACTGCCGACGCCGAGGACAACGTGGCGGGCAAGGCGGTGACGGCGGGAACCGAGGCCGGGAGGGCTGTGAGAACCCCAAGCTGTGACGGGGTCTGGGTGCTGTCAACAGCCCCCGTGCCGGGTAGACCGGCATAGGGTGTGTCAGCGTATGAATGCCCGCCGTACATCAGTCACCTATCGCGAGGGCACCCTCGACGGTCACGCCGGGGTCAGTCAGGTCAAACGCTGTGAAGTCCCACGTGTATGCCGCTATATCTTCTGACGACAGCAACAGGTCCAGTTCAGACTTGCAGGTGATGACGTGGGCCATGATCGTGTTGGCCCAGTCAAACAACTGCTGGATGTATGCCAGCCGGTTGGCCATGCCTTCTGCTGAAGCCTGGACATACAACATCAGGAGCGCGTCTCGCCTGTCATCAGAATATCGTCCGCTGGCGTAAAGGTTCGCCTCCTGAGAAATCACCTCCACCATTTTCTGGCGAGCCGGTGCGTACTCGTAAGTCTCACGATCAGACACGTATTCAGTGTATGCGTCATCCAGTTCCAGTTGGGTCGCCCCCTCGACAAACAACTCGCTGCCGGCCACTCG